CTCAGGGCTAGTTCCGCTGTTTGCATACCCATCGTTCCTTCAAACTGAGCTTCACGCTGTGCCTGTGTTGAGAGGAACTGAAACATCTGCTGTTCAAGTCCTGTTTCCTGCACCCCGATCTGCTCCAGGGACATACCAGTACCGATCTCAAATTGTTTAGCACCAGTTAATTGCGCGATACGCCTTTGCTCTATATTACTGGTAATATCCAGAAGTTGCCGTGTACTGGTTTCCGCCAGACGTTCCTCAAATCCTTCAGGGACCTCTCCGCCCGTCGCAAGGATGGAATCCTCGATCCGGCGCTGAAGCTGACCACGCATCCGTGACGACATCCGCTGTGCCAGCGCCTTTTCCTCTGCGGAGCCTTCTTTGATAAGTGTTTCATATTCAGCAAAACGTGTTTCAAAATCAGCAACCCGCCCGGCACGCTCTTCCTCGGCCTGCCTGATCCGTACATTAGAAGCATACGCTTCCTCGTAAGATGTCCACAGGTTCCCGGCTGAGTCCATCCATTTGTCACCCACTTTGGTAGGATCGTTAGGATCAGGGTCAGGATCAGGATCAGGGTCAGGATCAGGATCAGGGTCAGGATCGGGATCAGCCAATGATGCGTCATATTTTTCTTTCCACTGCATTTGAGCGCCAACAGGCAAATTGTTAAACTGCTCTCTTGTAACACCTTGTTCAGCTAACCAGGCGAAAAAACCTGCATCACCACCAGGGTCAGGATCGGGGTCTGGGTCAGGATCATCACCACCAGTCTCTTCGGTTACTTGCTGATAACTAGTCCAGTATGCGTTTTGCTGTTGTTCAGATAAGGAGTCCCACTCCATATTGGGATATGTTCCCATAAACCATTCATAGAATGCGGGATCATTATCCCAGGGATTACCACCAGTAGTAGTGGTATCAGTAGTAGTGGTATCAGTAGTAGTGGTATCAGTAGGAGTTATAAATTCCTGATATTTCTCCTGATATTGTTGCTGTGCGCCAACAGGTAAATTGTTAAACTGCTCTCTTGTAACACCCTGTTCTGCTAACCAAGTAAAAAAAGGATCATCACTCGGACGTTGCCTTTGTTTATATTCTTTATATTTATCTCTCCCGTTTGGCATATCTGATGCTCTCCTTACTTCTTCACCGTAAATATCTCTTTATTCAGGTCCCTTACCCTGACCGCTTCACTAAACCACCATTCACCCAATGTTTTGATGGCAAAAAAAGTTTTACCAAGATGTTTGCAAAGTCCTATGTCCCCATCCTGTCCGTCACCAGGTGTGAACAGACCTACCTTCACCGTTGTGATCTTATCCTGTTTTTGATTTTGTAATCGTGAATAATGTTGATATGTCGGTGTCACGGTGTGTGTCCCATTATTGTGTATTCAAAAATAATATCATCAAGAACAAAATCTTGTCCGTCACACTCAAACTGCAACGTCAAGGTCTTTCCCACTAAATTGAGAAAATCGCCTACATTGGTTAAGCTCGCTTTAGCAGCAAAAGTAATATTTTTTGATGAACCACCACTTCCATCCAGATAACATCGAACAGTCAGTGCATCATTTGCTTCATCGTCTGTCTTGTAAGTAACATAGATTCTACCAAATCGCTTCTTGACATCAGGAGCGCCAAAATCAAACTGCTTGGTTTTGATGGTAGCGGTTTCTTCGCTATCTGCTGCGCTATTATCTAATTCTCTTATGGTTTCTGTGGTTTGATTCCCATAGAGAACTTTTTGATCTGGGCTTTGCCTAAGATTGGTTTTAATATTGGTAGAATCGTGTGTTTCTGTAGTCCACGATCTAAAATCAAAATTAAAGATATAGAAAGTTGCTGCATCAGCATCAGTTAGAACCACAAGTTCATTCTTTATTGGTGAATAAGTCATAGATGAAAAATCAAAAGTCAATGCTCTATATGTGGCACGAATCGGGAATGTAAGTTCAGTTACTTCTTGTGGCGTAATTAATGATATTTGTTTTGCATTGCCACATACAACACCATATTTAGTTCTTGTAGAAAATTGATTATTGGAACATCCCACACCTCGATAATGACGCTCAATATACCAGTTCAATTCACTACCGCTAGTGGTATTGTAAATATAAACATTGTTCTCTTTTAGCACATAAAGACGCCCATCCAATTCCTCTAAAGAAGTAATAACATCACCATCATTCCGCCCGAAATCTTTATAGTTAGCAGGAGAAATTTCATCAGGTTTGAATATAGGTGTATAATACACCCTGCTCCTTTCTCTGACTGTCTGTTCATTCTCATCTTCTGTGTCACAATTACCATAGAATACCCGGTCATTAATCACTGCTGAACTTTGCCATCTAATAGCCGGAACTCTCTGCCCCGCGTGACGACCAGTAAACGATTGGTAGGTATAGCCCTTAAAAGCATCATTAGGTATATACCAGGTAGCAGCTAGACTTCCAGATTGTGGACCACCATTTACATATCTCGTAGCTGGAGTTGAATCTTCAGTATCAGTATAATCTATCGCATCTTGACTTAGTGTTGCCTGAGTATTCCCTCCGCCAGTATTAATAGAAGCAATCTCAGCTACCAAAGAATCAAATTGTCCTATTTCAGCATTCCCAGATGCGACTGAAGCTATCACAATATCGTGGGCTGCAAAATTTTTAGAAGTCCAAGAGCCTGTGGAATCATCCCATCGTCCAGCCGTGCCACCAGTAAGTGTCATTTCAGTCCGTGCGCTTGCCCAATCAGGAACAGGAATCCAATAACCCATATTTTCACCCGCTGATCCAGCCTGAAACTTTGATGAGATTTCTAACGCTTTAGGATCATCACTCCAACCGTCATTAATATCTAAATGTGCTACTAAATACCAGTCCACATCACCTTCAGGATTCCAATAAAGATTAAGACCTGTAATTCTTCTTGGGGTTCCTACTCTGGCAACAATCTGTATTCCTGGTATTCTTTTGCCATCATTCTGAACGTCAGTCAAAGCACGCACACCGATTTCAGAACCAACTTTGCCTAATGCAGACTCCTGCACATAATCATAGATATAGGTACAACTGTATTTATCACCAGTCTTAAAAGTTTCCGTATCAAGATCAGTAAGAAACGCATCTGCGGTATCTGGATAATAAACGTGTATCCCTACTTTTGTGTTGGCATTTACACCATTATCACGATCAAATGCCTTCTCCATATTGATAAGGGTTGGTGGAGTTAAGGTACAATCAGCAACCAACCAACCATCAGAAGCAGGAGATGAGGGGTGTCCAAATCTTCCTGAACTTGCATAAGCTATAGAACCACCACCTTGACCAAAACCAAATCTTTTTATATAACCATACCATTGACTTGTATTGGCAGAATTCCCTCTAAAATTTCCATCAGAAAAACGCAAAATTTGATTATGATCAAACATATCAATGGTCTTGGCATTCGTCCCTGCCCAGGTAGTTTCATCAAATATTTCAGTCCAAGTTCCACTTGCTAAATCAGCCTGTGGAGCGCGAATAAAAGTCATATCCGATGTTGTATCTTGTCTATACCAAACATACCAAATAGTAGACGCATTAGAACCATCCGATGCATACTCAGTTCTATAAATGTGAAAACCTTGTCCTTTCTGAACAGTATTAGTACCACTTTTAACGCTACTTACATCTTTTACCCCTTTAACTTTTTCTAATCTTCCCACTTTTTGATTATCAACTTCATCTAATTGCTGAAACTGGTTCTCACGCATATCAAGTGGTGACGGGAATGTCACCAGTCCGCCACTGAAGTCCGCTATTGATTGTCTCTGTTTAGGTCTTGACATTAGAAATCGTTGTAATCCACGTTAAATGATTGCTCGCCGGACTTCTTGTGTCCGAACTCAATGGCACGCTGTTTCAGCCTTTGCCATTGTGCCTGAAAGTATCCCGCCTGGTCAAAGTTCTTCGTCATCTCAGAAATCTTGGATGCTGCATAATAAACAAGAGCGTCGTGATATTGCTTGTCCACATCAGGAGTGGTCCCATCAGCCGACATTATAGCTGGCCTTGGAACATAATAGATTGTCACCGCCGTACTTGCAGCGGGAACAGGGTAAAACCCGATCTTGGAATCACCAGTCACATAATAAACTGAAGTGCCACGTCGTCTTTTGAAATCACTTCTAAAACCCATCTGATCTCTCCTATGCAGTCACGACAAATATCTGCCCATCAGTTGTAAAAAACTGAGTACCTGCCGTTTTTGTGGTCGTATTAATGGTGGGAACTTCATTCATCCCTACCCTGTCGATCTGGTAATTACCCATATCAACACGCTTAATTCTTACTATGGCAAGAGAAGTCACTGAACCAACACCTTCCTGTAACCATATATCCTTGATCAGATCATACCTGGCTGTATCCGCTGTTGTACCAGTACTGAGTGTAGCGAATGTTTCCAGCATAGTCCCTTCATCTACCATAATCAGTTGCGCTTCGTTCAAAAAATCATTGATCAAAGCGTCAGGAAGTTTCTCCTGATCCATATTCCCGGTAATGGTGCGAACCTTGGATCTCATTTCTTTTAATGTCATACTTACCTCAATCTCGGTGTCTGCACACCCACAGCTTCTTCAGCAGCTTCCACCTGTGCTTCCAAGCCATAAAGAGTACGAACCTCGTTCAGTTTCGCTGCCACATCCCTTTCAGCCGTGGCCTTGTTCGCCATCATATTGACCTTGCTCATCGCCTTCGCCATTGCGCTCAATACGATTATATCATAATACTCAGTAGGCGCGTCCAGAGTCCCGGCATCTGTTGTCATCTCATCCGGCTTTCTCAAAAAGTAAAGTGTTGTGGAATTAGCAGACAGTGCCGTAGCTGAAGTACCTACAAAGACATATAAGCTCTCACCAAACCAGTTGGCAGCGTAGGAACTGTCATAATTTGAATTTGCCAGCATTGTATGGAGCTTGGTGTCTTCCACAAACGGGATCACCGTATTGTTAGACAAAACCCACTTCACGATCTTCATAATTTTTGTAGGGGCGTAATTCCCTGTGAGAGAAATAGTGGTAATTGCGTTTGCACTGGCGGTCACACTTACAGTCTGTGTGGTCCCGTACCAGATATTACTGATCACCGACAACCGCATTGCCACATCGAACTGGCTCATATTGATCCAGTAGTTCAGTTCCTCTTTACCGAACTTGTTAGGGGCCACATCGTCCAGGCGACTCTGTAAGTCGCTTCGTATCTGCTTCAGTGTAATATCAGATAAAGCCATTATACACTGTGTAGATTGGCAAAGCGCTGGCTAATCGCGCCTAGCCTGTTGTAAAAATCTGCCATTATTCCCTGTGCATCTCCATATTCTTCCACCTGTTTTTTGCCCTGTGCTGACGCATAATCAACGACTAAAGGTTCAAGAAATACTGGAAGATCACATTCTGCACCCGTAGTGGTTTGTGGGGATTTGATATACTGGACTTCAAAGGAATTACTTTCACTTAGAGCAGCAATGGACAGTTCGATCTTACCGTCTTTTATAGCCCAATATTTTCCAGAGGTTGTAAACATACTATTGTTCCCATCAGTCACCTGATCCAATACACTCGGGGAAACACGTTGTGCGGATGTAACACTTCCGCCGGA